GCGGCAGCTTGTTGAGCTTGGGTTGGTCCTGCGGACATATCAACTGTAGGTGCTGTAGGTGCTGCAGGTTTACCAAATATACCGTATCTTTGAGTCATGATACCAGGGTTAGCGCCTGTGCTTAGACCTCTAGCTGCAGCCCCAGCAATACCTCCCATAAACGTAGCTGGTGAGCCAGCGTCTTGGTCATGCCTAGCATTTTCTAAGTAGTGAAATCTCTCGGACATTGGTAAATTTTTATCGTGCGCTTTTTTATAGTCGTACTTCATTCCTTTTTTAGACATAATTATCTTTCTTTATCTTTATTAACATTGTTAATAGCAAATGAATAAACTTTATCGCTATAGCTTTTGCCTTTCATTATACTGTTGCGCCTAGTACTAGTGGGTATATCCTCTTCACCAAGCATTATTTTATATACTCTTGATATTAGTTGTTTGCCTTTGAAAGAAACTTTATATATATTATACTTTTGTGTAGTCCTATTGTTTCTTCGCCAAAGCGTAATCCAATCGTTTTGTAAAAGCTTATTCCATCTACGATTATCCCAACTAAAAGAATATGTACCGTCTTCAAAATCTTTTCTAGTAAACATATCCATGCAGTCTAAATATATTAAAAGCTCTAGCTCTGCATCGTTTAAATCATTATTTTTACAAGCCCACTTACGTATTATACGATAGTGTTTAAGAAGATTTAAATCCCTAATGTCACTAGCATCTATTCTCATAGCACAACTACAACGTCTACATCTCGTATAACATAAAAAACTTGCTTATCTACTTCAAGTCTGTGGCCGGCGTTTTTATCGTAGAATATTGTTTGACCTTCTTCTACACCTTTAACGTCGTCACCACAATGAAGTATAGTCGCTTCTTTATAACGAATATCAACTCTTTGTTTACCAGTTAACATAAGACCACCGTCAGTTTTTTTGACGGTGTCTTCTTTTTTCTTTTTTATTACTATATTTCTACCTACTGCTTTCATCTCCAACTCTTAAATTATTGATTACACAATCTGTAGACAATATAGTGGTAGCCACTGAAGCCGCGTGTTTGAGTGCGCTTTTAGTTACAAGTAAAGGATCTATAATCCCTGTATCAACCATGTGAACAGTTTCACCTGTAACTACATTAACACCCATACCTTCTTCGGGCGTACCAACCTCTTCTAGTCCAGCGTTATTTAGTATAGTTTTAAACGGAGCTTTAATAGCTTCTAGCAATATCTTTTCACCAACGGTTTTACCTTTGGTTTTATTAGATGCATCGCGAAGAGCTATACCACCTCCAGATACTATACCTTCTTTTACCGCGGCTTTAGTAGCACAGATAGCATCTTCGACTCTATCTGATTTTTCTTTCAACTCTATCTCTGAGTTAGCCCCTATTTTTACAACTGCAACTTTCGCTGATAGTCTAGCTAATCTTTTTTCAAGTCTTATAATTTCACCGGGAGCTTTAGCTTTAGATATTAGTTTTTTAACTGAATCAATTAAACGCTTTATCTCGTCAGTAGAAGTATCTACTTGAAGTATTGTATCTGTATCACTAGTTGTGCTCTTAAAACATGATCCTAGGAAGTCTGGGTTTATAACATCTAAGTCATCACCAAGATCTTCATTGATAACAGTAGCACCGGTTAGCATAGCTAAATCAGACATTGTGTCTTTTTTGTTTATACCGTATGTAGGTGCGTTTACTACATTTACTTTTATATTACCTTTAACCTTATTCATTGCTAGCGTAGCTAACACTTCGGTTTCTAAATCACCAATAATAAGTAAAGGCTTTTTATTTTTAATTACGTATTCAAGTACCGACTGAATCTTGCGTACAGATTCTATAGGTGACTCGATTAGTAACACAAGTGGGTTATCAAGCTCTGCTATACGTTTTTCTTTGCTTGTTACAAAGTGAGAGTTTGTTAAACCTTTTTCGTACTGCACACCATCGACGAGTTCAAACTCTGTCTTGTCTTCTGTTGTAGGTTCCATTATAACAACACCGTTTTCACCAGCAGCTTTAAAAGCATCACCGATTATTTTGCCAAGCTCAGCATCGTTGTTACAACTAATAGCAGCTACATCATCTAGCATACTACCTTCTACCGCAATAACCTTTTTTTCTAAGTAATCAATTACTTTATCAACAGCACTTGTTATACCGTTTTTAATATTACGTATATTATCTTTATCGATATTTTTATACGCTTCAGTTAAAATTGAGTGCGCTAGTACTGTAGCCGTTGTTGTTCCATCGCCAGCTTCTTGAACAGTTTTTCTAGCAGCTTCCTTTAGAAGCGTAGCACCCATATTTTCTACTGGGTCTAATAGTGTAATAGCGTTTGCTACAGTTACACCATCTTTTGTAATGACAGGTTTGCCCTGATCATCTTCTAGTATTACACATTGGCCGCTAGCCCCAAGTGTGGAGCTAACAGCCTTTGTTAATTTATCTATACCTTTAAACACCTTATCCTTAGCATCTTGGCCAAAGTTAAGATTTTTGACAATTTTGTCAGTCATAATTTAATTTAATTTAATTGTATTGTATAATTTTATTCAAAGGTTTTAACGACTTGTGGTCCGCGTAAGTAACCAAGCTTTTTTTCATAGTGCGCTATTGATGCGTCTATCGCTTGCTCAGCTCCTTCGAGGGTTTCGCGTCTCGTTACGTCGATCCAAGAATCTTCTTTTTTTGGATCTAGGTATTCTGTTTGGTAGAAACCGTTTGGTAGCTGGACTATACGCCAGTGTTTCTTTTCAGATACGTGCTTCCAAAGGTTAATGGTTTCTTCACTTATTTGTGGTTGACTACTCCACGATTGAGTCTGGTAAAATAGTGTCATTGGTTTTGGTTTTAAATTACTATTTGGTTTGCCATTTCCCTGGCTGGGTATATTCTATATACTCACTTGGTTTTAGTGATTTTTACTTAATCTCCTATTGTCATAGTTATAGAAGTTGGATTTATTTCTAAATCAATAGCTTGTTGTATACCATCTTCTATAGAAGTTACTTGCTCTTCGCCCATAGCTTCTTTAGTCCATTCAACTACTATTTCGTTTGTTAGTTCGTCAAAAGGAATAAATTGACTTTCAGGATCTAAAGGTACGACTTGCGTGCCAATACTAGTTGATTGATATGCATTTCCTTCTGGATCGAGCTCATCTGAAACACCTGTTACTATCCAGTGTACATTATATACTACATCTGTGTGATCTGCTTCTGTTGGGTGTACATCTACTGTTTTACAATTCCAATTATATGTTGTTGCCATTTTTATTTATTTTGTTGTTATTTATTTTGTTGTTATTTATTTTTTAAGGTTTTATAGGTCTACTTCCGTTAGGAAAGTCAGCTTGTTGTGGGTAATCTCTTAATTCTTGTCTGTATGTAAAATACTCCGCGTGTTGTGGGTAATCTGTTAGTGGAACTATAAAATCTGTTTTATTTAATTCTTCATTTCTCCAAGATTTTTCTTTAATAATTTTTTCTTGTAGTTTTTCTTCTTCAGTTAAAACAGTTTCTTCAACAAAATGTTTTTCTACTACATCTCCACTATCGTAAATATATCTAATTAAATCTCCATCTACGGGTTCTTGGTTTGGATTTGTTAAATTTTCTATTTGCATATCTTTTTTTTTACATTACGAATGAATCTAAATAATAACTAGCGCCAGCTCTTGTATAATTAGCACTAGCCGTGTAAAGATTGTTTGTTTGGGTTTTAACAACTAAACTGGTTTCAAATCTTAATTTAGGTAAATTAAAGTTTTTAAACTCCACCGGGCCAAACACTCTTAAACAGTAAATATTATTATAGCTACTTGGACTAACTTTACTTACTGGGGGTAACGAAGAAGAAACGTGAAGTGGCCGATCATCACCAAATCCCATCATGCCTACTGTGGCATAGCCGGTGCTTCCTTGATAAGGAGCATTACCAGTCGAAGTATAGTCTACAGCGTTTCCTTTAGAATGAAAACCCCATAATAATCTAGTATAATAATTATCCGTGTAGGTGTTTGAATTTGGATTTGCAGAAAACGTATATGTTGTGCCGTCAACTATAATAGTTAAGGTAAGTGTACCATCTGTTCCAAAACCTGCCGAGTTGGTTACCGCGCTAACAACATTACACAAATATCCAGAACCCGTTACGTTTAAAATTGTAGCCTCTGTTGCGTTAGTTACATTTACAGTAGCATTTGTAGTTGAATATTGTGCGGCTGTAGTTAAAAGTGGGGTGCCTGGGGCATTCAGCGCGTTACTACTACTAATATCGCCTACTCCAGCATTGGCCAAAGAAAAGAACGCGTTGTTAGGAGTTTCACTACGATATACTCTGTTTTGTGTCATTACTAAAGGTAGCTTTGTAGGATCTGTTATTTCAGAACCACCACCACCACCACCGCCACCGGCTAATGGAAAAAAATCTGTATAATTACTCATTTATATTTATTTAAATATTTATTTTATATCTCACCTGTTGCGCCAACTACCACCCAACCACGAGTTGTATCAGTATAAACTAATTCAAAATTAGCTTTGTTATTATCTAGTATCATGTCTTGGCTAACTGCCATTATAGGACTACCACCTTGAGCTATCACGCAGGTTGTTACGGTTGTTAAGTTCACCACTTTGATGCTATCTCCAGACGAAGGACTAGATGGCATTGTAAGTGTTATAGTAGATCCACCTATTAAAACGTATAAATAATTTTTTTGACCTATTGTATTAGAATTAATTACACTTATAGTATAATTTCCTCCGCCACCAGCGTCAATCCAGTCCGTTCCTGTGGCAGTAGAACTTAGGACTTGGCCTGATGTTCCTGGCGAGTTGTTTGAATCGTAGTAAGCTCCGGTAACTCTGGCGTTACCTGTTACGTGAAGTTTTTGAGTAGGAGTACTTGTCCCAATCCCAACGTTACTATTAGTATTATCAACCCATAAAGTATCTGCTAAAAACCAGTTACCACCATTATCTACATAACCTCTTCTAGTTCCACCTTGAGTAGATAACGTGCTAGAATGCGTCCAAAAGTCTATTTGAGTAGCAGCATTTATTTCATATGGTCCACCTCCAATATAAACTTTATTATATGTATTTGTAGCCAAGCCACCTATTATAGCCATACCTGCTGACCCAGTACCGTTACCACTTCCTGTAGCTTGGTTATAATGAGTACCCGCTAAATAAGACCATTTATTTGTACCGCTACCGCCTTCACCCATTAAAATACTACCACCGTTAGCATTACCGTTTTTAGATACATGCAGCTTAGATTGAGGACTAGTTGTCCCAATCCCAACGTTGCCGCCGTTGTCTATTTTTAATAAATTATTTCCAACAGTGTTTAAAAAGTTCCAATGAGCAGAGCTATCTATATTTAATGTTGGATCACCGCTTGAAGCAGATGTATTAAACTTAATACCTGTGTTGTTAGCCACTCTAATCCAACCCTCTACCATTAATGCTTCCGTAGGACTAGTAGTACCGATTCCTACGTTGCCGCTTTCTCTTATAGCTATTCTTGTAATTTGACCACTACCACTACCTGTTCTTAAAGCGATGCCGCCATTTAGGTTATCTCTCCCTTCAATAACTAAAGCGCCGTATTCAGTAAAAGGCCATGTTGTTGCTCCGCTAGGAGATGTAGTATAAATATGCGAGCTAGCTGAAAAATTCGCCGCTTGCGACTCTGTAACATAAGTTTTAAAAGTAATATTTTTCCAAAGGTTATTGGAGTTTTCTGCTTCTAATAAAAGAGCAGCCCCATTATCTCCTGCTGTAATATTTAATTTAGCATCAGGACTAGTTGTTCCAATCCCGACGTTGCCTGCGTTATCAATATTGAATCGGTATGAATTGTCCGTTCTGTTGTAGATACCGTATCCAATAGATGTAACGCCTACAGACCAAAGCTCTGATGCTGCGCCTTTAATATCAATCCAAGAACTATTTCCTGTTCCTTGAAAATAAGCTACCTCATTTCCAGAATCAACAATATGTAGCTTTTTACCAGGGCTAGTAGTCCCGATACCGACGTTGCCTGCAGAGGTGATGCGCATTCGTTCTGAGCCTGCTGTGACTAAACCAATAGTATCTCCTGCCGCTCTATAAAGACCAGTATTAACATCATCTTTAAATCCGTAATCAACTTCACTAACATTACCTGCGCTAGACACAGCTATTCTACCTTTGTTAGTGTTATCACCTACAACTAAAACCGTATCTGGTTCAGCGGTAAAATGAAAAGAAGCACCGCCGCCTTGTGATTGAGAATCAGCATGCTTGTATGTTATTCTTCCAAACTGGCTAGTTCCTGCAGCAGTATCAGTAAATTTTATAGTAGCGCCAGAGGCATTGGTGCTATTATGCAAAAACATAAGATCGCCAGGATCAGATTCAGCTGATGAAATATGTAACTTCGCCGTAGGACTAGTCGTCCCGATCCCAACGTTTCCATCAAAGTAATGTTTATCACCTTCTGTATATATACCATAAGCGTTACTGCCTTTTGTTCCTTGGTAATCACCTTTAAATAAATATTGGTTACCAAAATTAGGTATAGTACCTTCGTTATTGTCAATGATACTTGAAACAGCCATCATTTCCCCGTAATTTATAGTACTAGCTTTGTCTATTGTTATTTCTCCTTCAACAGCCTTTGTAACACCAACATCTGCATTACCTCTAGCAGATCCTATATATACTGAAAAATACCCTCCAAAAGAATTATCTACATCACCTAAATCTTGAATTGATGAAATTCCATATACACCATACATGTTGCTAACACCACCGCTTGTAGTGCTAGAATCGTGGGTGGCGGAACCATAAACACCTGCTAATTGTGCTGTTTTTTCTGTATTATTATTTGACTCAGCATAAAAATAAGCCCCACGGGCTAGATCTGAAAAACCTGTAAATCTAACGTCAGCGCCTACACCATAAATTCTATGTTCATTGCTAGCATCTCCATCCGCGGAAGAATCTAAATCTACAAAAATACCATAGTTAGTTCTGTCAGCCGTAGTGGTGTCAGCACCAGATAAATTCATATCTACATTAATAGCTCTTGTTGCTACGTCAGAATTACTTCTAGTATGGTTTACTTTAAACGTTTCGTTTTGACCGTTACTATTATCAGTTACAACAAGCTTAGCCCCTGGACTAGTCGTCCCAATCCCTACGTTGCCTGCAGAGGTGATGCGCATTCGTTCTACTCCTGAAGTAATAAATCTATGGTAAAATCCTGCAGCAGCGTAATAAGAACCTCCTCCAGAATCAGCTTCAATTCTTAAATGACTTAATGTATTATACTGAAATTGTAATTGACCGCCTGTTGCTGAATTTATGGTTAAGTCATGAGAAGGACTCGTAGTCCCTATCCCTACGTTGCCACTTGAATTGATAACAACTTTAGGCGCGGATAAGTTGTCATTAGCATTGTCAAATGCAAAGTATGTTTGTGATGCTGGGATACCTAATCTCCACGCGGCTGATCCAGCACTTTCAAACTTTTGATTAATTAAACCTGCGCTTGCCGCTGTTAAGTGTAATTTTGCATCTACTGATGTTTCACCAATCCCGACATTGCCTCCGTTAAGATATGAATTTCCATCAGAAGAAATTTTTACTTGTTGGGTAGAAGCGCTATCCCAAAGCCCAAAATTACCATCATAATTTTCTGTATATATTTTTGCTCTAGTTGGGTTGTTCGCGTCTAGACCTATGTTTAATAAATCATCATTTCCCCCTGATGTGTAATAATGTATATCCAACTTTGCCGCAGGACTAGTTGTTCCGATACCCGCGTTACCATCAACAAATAAATCACCACCAACTGTAATACCTTGATCTGTTCCTACGCTAGATTCTTGTAAATTTTCTAATTGAGATCCTTTTACATTATAACCTGTTTTAGTATTTTCTAATACCGGCGTCTCTGCTGTAAAGTCTCCATACTTAGGTATTGAACCTGGCGCTGTTACAATAACGTAGTAATTACTAGTTGTTGTAACTTTTACTTGAATATATTTTTTACCATACGTTTTATCTGCAGTCTCTTCTAACACTCTTACCCCTACAATTCTATTCGCATGACCTCCGCAGTTTAGCACTGTAAAATTACTATCTGCGTAACTACGCATCCACTCTATTCTAATATAAGAATGGTCACCAGATTCACCATCTGTTACATAAATTTCCCCAGCTTTTCTAGCATTGCTAGCTTGAGCTACTGTTATCCACCCGGCGGCAACAGTACCATTGGAGCTATCATGTATATGAGCTAGCTGTGTTGAATCTGCGTTAATTGTTACGTTACCAGAAGTACCGCCTCCTGTTAAATAAGTACCTGCGGTAACACCAGTTATATCACCTGTACCTGCTCCAATATCGCTTCTTACCTGAGCTCCTGTTCTATATTTTAAAACACCAGAATCTAACACAACAAATTTATCCGTATCTGTTGCAGCGGCTGTTTCTGATAATTTTATATTACCATTTACCTCTAATTTTTGTCCAGGGCTAGTCGTGCCAATCCCGACGTTGCCGTTAGAATCAATACGGACACGTTCTGATGTAGTGCCTGCATTACTTGTATAAAATTCAAACTGCGTATTTCCTGTTGTAGATTTTGCGCTTATCTCAGCACTTCCCGCAGTAGAGTTATAAGCAAATTGCAAAGAATTGTTTACGCTTGCATTTGCACCCATAATATGAGTAACACCTGACGAATCGATGCGCATTCGTTCAGCGTTATTACCGTAAAATGTTAAATTATTTCCAGAGCTACCAATACCTTGAAGTGAACTAGTTGTGCTATTGTCCATTATAGACAAATACGCGGTGCCATCTGTTGACTCAAATCTTGCTACTTCATTAGTTGTTCCGCTATTAACATGTAGCTTTTTCGAAGGACTAGTCGTCCCAATCCCAAAGTTGCCATCTTTAAACCTTGCAACTTCACCGCTATTTTCTCTAAATCTAATACCATCTTGCGCGTTAATTGATAAACCATCAGGCGACGCACCGCTATTGCTCATATCCCAAACGGTAATTGATGGCTGATCAATTGTAAGAAATCCTTCTCTTAAAAATATACCGTTATTTTCACCTTGGTTATAAGCGTCAACCAATAAATTACCTTCTACGTGCAATTTTGTATCAGGACTAGTAGTCCCAATACCGACGTTGCCCGACGAGGTAATACGTATTCTTTCTGAGCCATTTGTCTGAAATGTTAAAGGGAAATTATTTAAAGTTCCTACCCGTGCATATCCATTAAGAGACTCTAAATCTAACTTTGGATTAAATTCTCTTTCAACTCTTACTCTTGCCGCGCTTCCATTTCTGTAAACGTGAAGTTCAGCATCCGAATCAGGAGCAGTACCAATTCCTACGTTACCACTAGAGTCAATGCGCATACGTTCGGTGTT